AAAAAATAGACGTTCTGGTTTTTCTTTTATGAGTTCAGCTGAAACTGTTAATTTAGCCACATTAGCTAGTGACAGTAGATTTGGTATATTATCTAAAACAGGTGCCGACGCTAAAAAGATGTTTACAGACAAAGTAGTACCGATTAGTATTAATTATCCATTCTTCTTCAAACCAATACAGGACGGTATGGACCGACCAAAGTCCGAGCTCGCTTACAGAGTGCCTGCTAAAAAGTTTACTCGTAAAAAAATGAGGGAACGTGAAGAGCAAGATGACATGGAGGGTCTTGACACAACTATAGATTGGAAAAATACAGGTGATAATAGTTATGATGGTGAAAAACTTTCTTTATTAGTACATGATGAAAGTGGTAAATGGGAGAGACCTGATAATATAAAGAATAATTGGAGAGTTACAAAAACTTGTTTACGATTGGGTAGTAGAATTATAGGTAAGTGTATGATGGGATCAACAAGTAACGCTCTTGATAAGGGTGGTGATAATTTTAAAAACTTATATTACAATTCAGATGTCAAACAAAGAAACCGCAATGGACAGACTAAGTCAGGATTATACTCTCTGTTTATCCCTATGGAATGGAACTACGAAGGATTTATTGACGAATATGGACAACCCGTATTTAATATTCCTGAAAAAGAAACATTTGATCCACATGGAGTAGAGATAGATTATGGTGTAGTAGATCATTGGAATAATGAAGCAGAAGGTTTAAAAGATGATCAAGATGCTTTAAATGAATTTTATCGTCAATTTCCTAGAACTGAAGAGCATGCGTTTAGAGATGAGACCGGTAATAGTTTATTTAACTTAGTTAAAATATATGAGCAAATAGATTTTAATGAAGGTAATAGAAATTCATCGGTATTAACACTAGGTAATTTTCAATGGACGCGGGGAGTTAAAGATACTCAAGTTGTTTTTAATCCAGACCCCAATGGTAGGTTTAAGATTAGTTGGGTGCCTAGTAGCAAATTACAAAATAACGTTATAATTAAAAATGGCGTAAAATATCCGGGCAATGAACACATGGGAGCATTTGGTTGTGACTCATATGATATATCTGGAACAGTAGATGGGAAAGGATCGAAAGGAGCTTTGCATGGATTAACTAAATTTTCAATGGAAGACGCTCCAGCTAATACATTCTTCTTAGAATATGTAGCTAGACCTCAAACAGCTGATATATTTTTTGAGGATATATTAATGGCATTAGTATTTTATGGAATGCCATTATTAGCAGAAAACAATAAACCTAGACTTTTGTATTATCTAAGAAGAAGAGGATATAGAGGCTTTAGTATGAATAGACCTGACAAGATTTGGAACAAACTATCTGTTGCAGAAAAAGAAGTAGGTGGAATACCTAATTCTAGTGAAGACATTAAACAAGCTCATGCTGCTGCAATTGAGATGTATATTAACGACCATATTGGATTATTACAAGACGGGAGCTATGGCAATATGTATTTTAATGAAACGTTAAACGACTGGTCAAAGTTTGATATAAATAAACGAACAAAATATGATGCTTCAATAAGTTCTGGTTTAGCTATAATGGCTTGTAATAGACATTTATATAGACCAAACCCAAAAGTAGACAAACCCACATTAAACTTAAATGTATCTAAGTATAATAATAAAGGAATAACATCACAAATAATTAAATAAGAGATATGATAGATTCTCACGTACATTTTCCATCTCAAGCAGTTAGTGACATTGAAAAAATGAGTCACAAATACGGCGAGGAAGTTGCTAAAGCAATTAGAAACGAGTGGTTTTCAGAAAGCACAAATAAGTTTAGAGGAAATATAAATAATTTCCATAAGTTAAGATTATATGCTAGAGGTGAACAACCAATACAAAAATATAAAAATGAATTATCAATCAATGGTGATTTATCTTATTTAAATCTTGATTGGAAACCTGTACCTATAATTCCTAAATTTGTAGATATTGTGGTAAACGGTATGGCTCAAAGAAACTATGAAATAAATTGTTTTTCTCAAGATGCTTATGGCATTAGCAAAAGAACAGAATATATGGAGTCTATGCTTCGCGATATGAAATCTAAGGAGTTTAATGATTTAGCTAAAAATCAATTTAATATTGATTTATATGAAAACAATAAAGAGACATTACCAGATACAGAGGAAGAGTTAAAATTACACATGCAACTAACGTATAAGCAAGCTGTAGAATTAGCCGAAGAGCAAGCGATAAATGTTTTACTAGAAGGTAGTGATTACGAGTTAATAAGAAGAAGGTGTTTGTATGATTTAACCACTATAGGTATTGCTGCTACTAAAACTAGTTTCGACTGGAGTGATGGTGCTGAGGTAGAATACGTTGATCCAGCTAATTTAGTTTATTCTCATACTGAATCTCCTTATTTTGATGATATATATTATATTGGCGAAGTTAAAGAGATACCAATAAATGAGTTAGTAAAAGAATTTCCTGATTTAAGTGAATCTGAATTAAAAGAAATATCCGATAGATCTAGTGATCCACTAAGATACAAGGTTAATAAAGATAAAAACCAAATTCACGTTCTTTATTTTAACTACAAAACATACGCTAATGATGTTTATAAATTAAAGAAAACTGGAAGTGGTGGAGAAAGAGTTATCCAAAAAGACGATACTTTTAATCCACCTGAAAATATGGATGGAGAATATAGTAAGCTAGAAAGAGTTGTTGAGTGTTTATATGAGGGTGTATATATTTTAGGTTGTGATAAATTACTAAGATGGAGAATGGTGCCTAATATGATGAGGAGTCAATCTGATTTTAGTAAAGTTAAAATGAGTTATCAGGTTGTCGCGCCTAGAATGTACGAGGGAAGAATAGAGTCATTGGTTAGTAGAATAACTGGCTTTGCTGACATGGTTCAATTAACCCACTTAAAACTACAACAAGTAATGGCTAGAATGGTACCAGATGGTGTTTATCTTGACGCTGACGGCTTAGCTGAAATAGATCTTGGTAATGGAACAAATTATAGTCCACAAGAGGCTTTAAATATGTTCTTTCAAACTGGTAGTGTTATTGGTAGGAGTTTTACCTCAGAAGGTGATATGAATCCCGGTAAAGTACCAATTCAACAAATACAAAATGGAGCCGGTGGAAACAAAATACAAAGTTTGATTACAACTTATAATTATTATCTACAGATGATAAGAGATGTAACCGGGTTGAACGAAGCTAGAGATGGTAGTATGCCAGATAAAAACGCATTAGTTGGTATACAAAAAATGGCTGCTGCTAATTCTAATACAGCCACAAGACACATCTTACAGTCAGCAATGTATATAACAGCTGAAGTAGCTGAGTGCTTATCTTTGCGCATAGCTGATATAGTTGAGTATTCACCAACTAGAAATGCTTTTATTCAAGCTATTGGAGCTCACAATGTAGCAACTTTAGATGAACTAAAGGAATTACATCTTTATGATTTTGGTATCTTTATAGAATTACTTCCAGATGAGGAAGAAAAAGCTTTATTAGAAAACAATATACAAGTAGCTTTAGCTCAAAAAACTTTAGATCTTGATGATGTTATTGATATTAGGGAGATTAGAAACATTAAACTAGCAAATCAATTACTAAAAGTTAAGAGAAGGAAAAAGATGGAGCGTGA